AACAACAACAAAACCAACAACCAACAAATCAGCAATGAAATCGAGGTACTCGAGGGACGCGCGGAAACGCGCGAGACCCGGTGCCGAACGATTGGAAACGACTACCCGACACCACGGTGACGAGTTTGACGAGATTTTACCAGACAACAATACGTTGTCAGTCCGTCCTGTACGCGAGTTTACGCCAAAGGTCACTCAGACATGGGTTGACGTACACGAGGACTCAAAGCCCGACTTTGATCGGGCCAACCAGATGGGACCGCTACTTTCGGGGGCGGAGCCTGTCGTTACGGTAAACGGTGATTTCGACTCTTTCCGGGCCGCCTTTGACAAGCGGTCCAACTCGCAACCTGACAAGGACGACGACTGCAGCGACGAGTTCAAACGTCGCGCTATCGCGTTGTGGGACGGTGTGTTTTCAAAAGTTCATTTCGATTCATTTGACGTCGACGAAATGGTCTTGGACCGATGGTTGAACAAAATGGACATGGCAAAACGGACTCGTATGGAAGCGGCATTAGACCGACTTCCCGAGTGTGAATCGGATTCCCAATACCTTGGCAGCAAGCAATTGTTTGTCAAGGTAGAAGCTTTGTTGAAGCGCTACGATCCGTCGTGGGCGCCTAGACTAATCTATCAGGGTAATGACGAATTCAATGCGTTAACCGGTCCCATCGCGATGGTCGTCTGTGAACGACTCATCGAATTGTTCAATGAAACTCCCATCGGGCCCCTTCGTGTCAAAATGGCCTACAAAGCCAACGACGTCGATCTAGCCGAATTCCTCCGCGCAAGTGAGAACGAGGGATTCACTCAGTGCTTTGAGGCTGATTTCTCTGCAAACGATCTTCGACAACGGCACTTCGCTAATGTCATCTTCCAGAAGGTTTGCGTTAAGTTGGGTGCGCCGACATGGTTCGTGTCTCTCTTGGAAAAGATGAGTACATTTACCGTTGTCAATCATCAGTTTGGTTTACGTGCGGAGCTTGCTCACCAGCTCCCAACAGGTACTACAATAACGACACCAAGGAATACAGTATGGAATGTTACGATTGAAGCTGTGCACGCTCAAATGACCCGAAACAGGGGACGTTGCGTTGTGCTCGGGGATGACTACCTCGGCATGATGTTGCGTCGCGTTAGCAGTGATATTGCGGAGTGGGTTGCTAATCATCCCAAGATGAAGCTCACACCGGCTTGGCCTGAGTTGTCAGGTCAATCTACTTTCCTTTCCCGCCGTATTTGCACCTACACCGACAAGTGGTGTATGGTTCCAAAGATAGGAAAAGCTCTGGCAAGGTTCAATGCTAGGGCGAGCAGCAACACTGCAATTTCCGATTCTGCTTATATGGCTGGGAAAGCGTTGTCATACGCATACGAGTTCCGTCACTGCCCTCCTTTGAGGGACCTGTTTATTGCACGTTACAAGTCTGAGGAAGACGCAGCTAACATCAACGTGGACGAAGTTTCGTGGTTCACAAGGACATCAGGAATAGAACTAAATGATTTGGAGCGTCTCATATCATCTGAGAAGGTGGTAATGAGTGAAGACCAAATGTTCGAATTCATGATGGACGCATACACGGACAACGTTTCCACTTTGGAAGTAATTGATTTGGCAAGGCGTGTCATTCTGAGCAGGGAAATCACCAGTCTGAGTTATGTGCAGGAACTCGAAATTGACTTCTGATATGTTTCCTTTCTTCGAATCGCTCTACGGAGCATTGCACCCGGATCCTCGTACGGAAAAATTCTGAGGCGGTTCCTCGACAGGGGGGAACAAACATACAA